TATTGTGCTTTAATTCCCTTTACAGCTTGTATAAGCAATTCTGCACCTTTGCCGCTTTTGTAACTCCAAATGGTATAAAATATGGCCGTTGTGGGCACTTGAGCAGTTTTCTTTAAATCTTCTAGACCTTCAGGAACAAAGTCATGGAAGCTAACACATACCATTGCTTCTGGATTATGTTCTTCATCAGTTAGTGCAGCAACAACCCTGCCGTCGCTAACTCTAAAATCAGTAGATATTTCAGGACGAACAGGATCGTCTTTTATAAAACTTAATAATGTGTGTGAAAGGTCTGTGATAAATTGAAACATGATACTGCTATTTATACGTATATTATAAAAACACAAATTTTATCCAAAAAAATAGGACCCGAAGGTCCTATTTTGATTTACATATAATTATCCATGAATGATTTCAATAAACCCTTCTGCTAGAGTAGGCATTTCAAATCCATCAATCATAGTACGCACAACATAGTCGGGAATGTTCTTACCAGGACGACTTGCTAACCGCTTTGCTAGTTCTTCACTTTCAGGAGTACGAAACACCACAGCAATATGTTCATAACCAGGCAACATATTAAACTTCTTCTTACGGCTTTTAACTGTAGTAGAAGTTTGATCCCAAATTATATCCTTGTCCATGCCACGTGCCTTAACAACATCGTTAATCATCATATCAATAGCTTCGGGCATATATTCTTTGAATACTTCGTTATAAGTCTTTCCCATATCTCGTGCATAATCTTCTACCCAGGTATCGGTAGAAATATATGCACACTTATCTGCCCACTCTTGATGAGCAACCCAAGTGCTTTTACCTGAGCCTGGTACTCCAATTAATTGATAACACTTAGGCATTATTTCTCTCCTTCAAATTGCATTCCGCGCCAGTTGTTTGGCTCAGTCTTTTCGTTAGCATCATAGGTCCATCCAAGAACCTTCATCATCTTGTGCTTGACCATTAAGTTAGGCTGACGTACTGCATGAGTATCCTCAAAGCCCATCATAACGCCAACTTCGGTCACGGCTCCACTACGACAAATTCCAGCAGTACAATGTACAATAACATTCATGTCATTGTCCTTTGCATGTTGTAACAAACGAACAAGTTCAACTGCCTGCACATCACTAACTTTCCAATCTTCTTCCATTGAATAGTCATTGGCTTCAATGTCAAGGAACTCAAAATTGTGTCGCTCTGTGAAGTTGTGCTTGGCTTCAGGCTTCCAACCTGCTGGATCAGTAATGCTAATTAGCATACTATTCTGTCCCGGATCCTTATACCACATTCCGCTACTGATATCAGTTGCAGCACAATTCTGAATAAACATTATATCACCTATTCTTTAATTTATCAATCTCGTTTGCTGCTTCTTCTAGTAAGTCAGCAATACGATCTGGTTTACCTTCAATTACACTTTTGCGATCTTGAATCTGTCTGCGAATTTCTGCACGTTTACGCAACCGAAATACTAAACTTTGTTCTGAGACTGGCACGTGACTTTCATCTTTAGCCATGTGTTCTTCAAAGCGGTCATGTTCTTCGTGCAATTCAACATGCTTTAACTTTAGTTTGATTGGTCCACAAACATGGGCAGTGTCGCCTGTACCCTTGTCATCATATCCACATTTATCGCATTTCATTCTTCAACCCCATTCTTTTGTCGGGCTATTCTTAGCCAAGAGCTTTTTTTAAGATTTCGGTTATCAATTGGAGCCTGTATTATATTGATTGCAAGCCTTCCTGCTTTCATGCGTTGACTACCATCCCAGGCTTCAAGCCAAACGCACCGCATATCGGGTTTAACTTCACAACCACCATCAGCACGGACACCGCCACAAGGACCGTTACGCAGAGATTTTGGACAGTTCATAGGACAACTCATTCCTGAACTACTCAACATACATTGTCCGCACATTTGACAATCAAACAAGAAACCTTTGACTAGTTTTTCTACAGCAGCTACAGGCCGTTCTAACCTATCATAACCAATGAAATTCCATACAGGATGTAGAGCAACCACAATGCGTTCAAAAAGGTTGTAGAAAATCTCTAAGCCCCGAGCATGACGTACACTCCATTGGCGAACTGACATCATTCTTTAACTCCGAATGCTTTCTTTGCAGCCTCAATGGTAAACAATTTACTAGATGTAATACCAGATAATAGTGCTTCCTCATCATCTGACAAAATTGGAATAGCACGTTCTTCAACTCCGAAATGTCGTTTAATGTCATCTCCGCAATCTTTATACCCGTATCCAAAATCAGTATCAACCCCACCAGCAGCATTGCTATGGTCATAACAAACTTCAGCACATTCCTGCACAATCAACTCGGCGAATTTTGTTGCGTGGTCCACGCCCATCCATTTGCCGCTGACATCTGTACCAGCTTGTTTCATTAGTTCTTGAATTCTTTCTTTCATGCTAACTCCAATTCTTTAATTTTCTCAAATGCCGTCACTGCTGGCAATAGTAAAATAGCAGCAGGTTCCTCACTGAGTATTGCCCACATTTTTAATTGATCACTGGTCATGCCAAGATACTGGGCACAGTCATCATAGGCGACGAGTGCAGCAATCGCATCATAAGCTGCATACACTACCACATTCCCTGCCGCATGCCTAGCCGCATTCTCTACCACATTCCTAGCCGCATTCTCTACCGCATCCCAAGCCGCCGCCCGAGCCGCATCCCGAGCCGCCGCCCGAGCCGCACCCCAAAACTCAGGATGTGCCTTTGCTGATGCTATTACACGGTAAATATGCCCTGCATTGGGCAGATGACTCCACTTAGTTTTCATGCCAGTTCCAAATAGTTACGAACCCATGTTAAACGTTCTTGTTCATTCATAGCAGTGTACTCAACAATGTTAGCACGGATAGCGTCAACCAGCGGATAATATTCTTCATCCAAGTTCTTCTTGATATCAGCTTCCATGTTTACTAACTTATCGGTACGTGGATTTCTAGCAACCCACTTTGAAGTCAAGTAGTATGGACTCTTGATCTTTGCAGAAACTCCGTCTACAGTGTAGAAAACAAAACCTTCATGACGAACCTGCTTTGACTTTGCTACCAACTCACTCAAAGGCAAAACATAGGATTCTGCATAGTTGCACTTCAAACATGCCAGTGCATAGTTTTGAACCCAGTTGGACTTGCTTACACCGTACATCTCTACTGTTGAGTCCCATGAGTTTTCACGGCTTCCTAGAAAGTACATGCCTGCATCTTCTGGAACAATGTGCGGGTCGTTTGGATGAACACATTCAAACATCAAGGTCATGCCTTTGGCTGCAAGAATTTCCATTTGCCAATCAGCCCAGCACTGATGCTTCAACATCATTTCCTTGGCGTAGTCCACATAGTCGTTTTGAGTTGAACCAGTAGTAGACACTAGGATATCGTTGTTATACCATGTCATAGCCACCATAAAACCGTTTACCTTACGATAAGCAGTAACTAAAGTATTGTCTGCTAACACAGGTGCCTTAGCTTCAACACCATAGTTGTAGATTTTTGTAAACGGGCGTGACACTACATTGAAGTCAGCATCAACGATGGTACCGCGACATTCTTCTAAGAAGTCATTCCACAAGTTATCGTAGAATACACTCTTGCGATACTTTAATACATAGATACCATCGCCAGCAGGCTTCATACTAACCAACTTTGAGTTGTTCAGTACAAACTCCTTCAATTCATCTTTGTTCATTCTTCTACTCCTGTCTGTTACTGTCTATGCTATAAATTATAGCAGAACAGTAATTAAATGTCAAACGTGATGACCTTTGATTTCACCCTTCAATGCACTAGCAATTGCATCTTCCATGGTGATTGCAATCATACCAGTAGCATCTATTCCCATATCACGACAGCGAAACTTTTCCATGCCGCTGGTACTACCGTGCAAATGACCATGCAAATGAACACTACCACGATGCATTTGGTCCCATTCTGCAATAGGGTAATGAAACATCACAACTTTAGTTCCATTGTAGTTGATGTCCAAATACTTGTGTACTTCTTCAAAACACTTGCGGAATGTAGGATCAGTCAATGCTTTACGGTCAT